ATTCGACTGGCCTTCAAATATTGTTTGGTTGTCCAACCAAAAGTCATCAAGCAATAAATTGGATCAGTGACACATTGAACAGAGTCAGGATCATATATTTGTCCACAAAAGGACGCTTCAGATGGATTTTCTGGTATTTCAATCTTAATATTTGCCCCGAGTTTCTTATAATCGTCAGGGATAGGGAACTTGTTATCGACAGCATACAAACCGTCATCACCTTCATTTACTTTAGGCATATTAATGGAGTTGCCATTTTTATATAGGATAAAAAGTGACATAAAGAAATTCATAATTCCATTACCACTACTAGTATTCATTTCACCTGACATGCGACGTGCTTCAACACAAATTAAAAAGTCTTCATACTTAATATGATTTGTGCCAGCAATACCATCTTTGAACAATTTCATAAAATAGTCGTGCATAGGGTGTTTATCTAAAAACCAGCTGTAAATAAGAAATTCAATTTCCAAAAGTTCTACTCCAAAAGTAGCTTCAAATGAAGAGTAATCGGTACAAAATACCTCAAACATCATAAGAAATTTTTCTGTTAACCATTTAGGACGCTGTGAAACAGGTATCTTTTTAATGAAATGGATAGTACTAAAAATTTTCTTGTCAAAATCTTGAAAAAAGGGGCCAACTCTGACTTTGTAATCATCAGCACGAGACATAATGCCACGAAAGGCTTTATATTCGACTTCATAGGGCTCGTCCTTTGTAAAACCTTTACAATTGTAACCTTTGCCGTTCTGATTGAAGGGTTGATTACGGGTTTTAGTAAGATTTTCTTTACGTTTAAGATCATAATTTGTTTTCGCGATATAATCTTCCCACTCAAAATCGTCGGTGGGCGAAAACTGCATATCTTTAAAGAATATAGGTAAATTTTCCAAAACAAAGTTTTTAAACTCAGCAATATATGTGGGATCAGGTACAGGCATCTGGGCACCAATGCGTTTAACTGTACCCTCACACTGAGAAAGAGAATGTTTATAATCAGGAACAGGACACGTAGCGTTGTAATAATTAGGTCCTAAAGAAATCCGAACTGGTTGCCGAGGTCTTTCTCGAAAAGCCGTCTGCTTGAGTTCGTAAGATGCACATGGAACTACAGTAGGTTGTGGCAGAACTTCTGCCGACCTATAGCCATATGCATATAATTTCGTTCCTATTTCCGAAAACCCGACTGATTCCAAATTGTGAATCTGGAATCAGCATGAGCTCTCGAGTGATACGTATGTAATAAAAGTTGTGACGTATCATTATAAACAAGTCGTTTACGAGGTGCTTCGTTTCGACTAATATTACACGACGAAGAATTCTGAACCATTAAATTTACAACAGACTCAATATCTTGGTGATCCACTTTCGTGTTAAGACTCTTGAGTGTTGATAAATTGGCAAATAATTCCTGAGAGACGAAAAGTTCTTTCTCATGGAAGTGTAAGTCATATATATAATTATATTTATATAAAAGCGTTTGAG